CAATCTACAACTACTGGTGTTGGTAGTGGTGCAACATTTAATATATTCTCACAATATAATTATTACACACTAGGAGGTACTTCAAGTAGAGGTGTATCTAGTGGTGGTAGTGGATATGTAGTAGGTGATGCTATTGTTATAGCAGGCACAAGTTTAGGCGGAACAAGTCCAGCTAACGACTTACAAGTACGTGTAACAAGTGTATCAGGTGGTGCAATCACAGCAGTTACTATCACACAAACTGGCGGTTCACCCACAGCAAAATATATGACTCAATTAAGTAATTGGGTAGAATTTACATATGAAGCTAACGAAGGTGAGCCTACTATTGAACCAGTTGATAATACAAATTGGTTCTGGAGTGTAACTAACCAAGTTGACATTATGGTTCAAAAAGGTGGCGCATGGATTGGTTATAGAAACACATCATATGACTCATCTGGTTTCCCGGCTGCTAGTGGTACAAACACAACTGATCCTAATGGCCCTATTGTTTCAGCATCTGCTCCAACAGTACAAAGTGACGGAACAGCATTGGTATACGGTGATATTTGGATTGATACTACTGACTTAGAGAACTATCCAGTAATCTATCGTTGGGAGCTTTCAGGTGGAACAGATCAGTGGGTATTGATTGATAATACTGACCAAGTTAGTTCAACTGGTGTACTATTTGCAGACGCACGTTGGGCAACAAGTGGTACAACAAGTATTACAGATGATCCTATTCCGTCAATCGTTAGCTTATTATCAAGTAACTACCTTGACTTAGATGCTCCTAGTCCGAGCTTATATCCACAAGGTATGATGTTATTCAACACACGCCGTAGTGGTTATAATGTTAAACAGTTCCGTTTGGATTACTTCAATGCAACAAGTTTCCCTGATGAGACATTACCAACAGAGACAAATGCATGGGTAACAGTAAGTGGTAATCAGTCAAATGGTTCACCGTATATGGGTCGTAAAGCACAACGTGCTATGGTTGTACAAGCATTGCGTTCATCAATTGACACAAACACTGCAATTCGTGACGAAGATAACTTCTTCAACTTGATGGCATCACCTTACTATCCAGAAATGCAACCTAACATGGTTGTATTGAATGCTGATCGTGGTGAAACAGGTTACATCATTGGTGATACCCCAATGGGTCTACCAGATGATGCTACTGCTATTCAAGCATGGGCTAACAATGACGCAGGTGCTACAAGTACAGGTGAAAATGGTTTAGTTACACGTAACACTTACTTAGGTCTATTCTATCCAAGTGGTATTGCTAATGACTTGTCAGGTAATGAAGTTGCTGTACCTGCATCACACATGATGCTACGCACATTCTTACGTAATGATACTGTTGCTTATCCTTGGTTAGCGGCAGCAGGTACACGAAGAGGTACTATCGACAATGCATTGAACATTGGTTATCTAAACCGTACTACAGGTGAGTTCCAAACTATCAAGACACGTTTAGGTATTCGTGATGTATTGTATATCAACTTCATCAACCCATTAGTGTTCTTCACTGGTGTTGGTTTATTGAACTATGGTAACAAGACAAGTTTCAACAGTTCAAGCGCATTAGACAGAACTAACGTTGCTCGTTTAATTGCTTACATACGTAGACAGTTGACATTGGCAGCAAGACCGTTCGTATTCGAACCTAACGATCAGTTGACAAGACAAGAAATTTCAGGTGTTGTCGAAACGTTGTTAGTAGACCTAGTTGCAAAACGTGGTATCTACGATTATCTAGTAGTGTGTGATGATTCAAATAACACACCCGCTAGAATTGATAGAAATGAACTTTGGATTGATGTTGCAGTTGAGCCAGTCAAGGCTGCTGAATTCATTTACATCCCCGTTCGTGTTCTAAATACAGGCGAGCTATCAGGCACAGTGTAAATGATACCCCTTCGGGGGTATCAACATTAAAGATAAATAAGTATACAGGAGATTAAAAAATGGCAACAGCCTCACAATCATTGTTCAACATGACCGTAGCGTCAGATAACGCTGGTGGAAATCAGGGCTTGTTAATGCCCAAACTACAATATAGATTTAGAGTTAACTTTTTAAATTTAGGTATTGGTCAAACTATCGAACTTACTAAACAGGTCGTTGACATTTCACGTCCTTCAGTAAGCTTTGGTGAGATCACATTACCAGTTTACAACTCTACTATGTATTTGGCAGGTCGTCACGAATGGCAAGCATTAACAGTTAACATCAGAGATGATGCAGGTGGACAAGTTTCAAAACTAGTAGGTCAACAGTTGCAGAAGCAATTAGACTTTGTTGAGCAAGCATCAGCGGCTACTGGTCAAGATTATAAGTTCCAAACAAACATCGAAGTTTTAGATGGTGGTAACGGCACGGCTGTTCCTACTGTCTTAGAAACATGGGAATGCTATGGATGTTTCATCCAACAAGCAAACTACAATACATTGAATTACGGAACAAATGATGTTGTTACAATTTCATTGACAATACGATTCGATAACGCAGTTCAATCACCATTAGCTTCTGGTGTTGGTACATCAGTTGGTCGAGCCTTAGGTGGTGCATTGACTACTGGTATTGGATCTGGTCAAGCTTAATTAGTAAAACAGGCCTAAATTAATGGCTGGATTTTTTCAACAATTTGCTAAGGACGCTGTCGGAGGATTCTTCGGCAGCGATTACCTACGTGATTACACACATGCTAGTAAAACGTTTAGACCTAATGCATATCAATATGCACCTAAGTTTAAATTCTTATTTCATGTATATTTTGAAATAAATCAGAATGCATATTCAAAGGGTTTGTCTACTGGTGCAAACTTTGGGCTTGCAGTAAAAACAGTAAAATTGCCTAGCTATAATTTTACGACTCATGAAATGAATCAGTACAATAGAAAACGTATTGTACAATCTAAAATAAAGTATAATCCTATCGATATTAATTTCCATGATGACAATGGAAATTTAATCAGAAATATGTGGTATAATTATTACACATATTATTATAAGGATGCTACTAAACCTATTACTATTAGTGCGGGAAGACAAACAGAGCAACAAACAACTGTACCTACTAATGCCGGCGCAACGAATTATAATGAACGTAATTTGTATAAACCCTCTATCACCGGCGATGATGATTGGGGATATATCGGTGAAACATCAGGTACTGTTCAGACTAATACACAAGCAGCCATTGGAGCTACTAAAGTCCCTTTCTTTAAAAATATTACTATATTTGGTTTTAATCAGCATAATTTTGTGGCATACACTTTGATTAATCCTATCATTACTAACTTTAGTCATGATACGTATGATTATGCTCAGGGCAATGGCACTATGGAAAATCAAATGACAATTGATTACGAAACAGTAAAATACTTTGATGGAGCAATTGATGGTAGATCGCCTGGTAATATTGTTAAAGGATTTGGTGATGAAGCAAACTACGATAGAACAGTAAGTCCTATTGCTAGAGCAGGATCACAAGGTACAATATTAGGTCAAGGTGGCTTAGTAGATGGTGTAGGTGGCGCAATCGCAGACTTAGCTAATGGAAATATTTTGGGTGCAATACAAAAAGGTGGTGTTACTTATAACACTTTTAAAAATATTAACTTGAAACAACTTGCTAAATCAGAAGTTATAGCGGCAGCAACTAACTCAATACAACAAACACCTAATAGGAATTTAAACTTTCAATTCCCTGCATTTGGACAAACAACAAACTTGTTCGGTACTGCTGGTGCGCCTAATGGTGCTAAACAGACACCCCCTGTTATCATAAATAATATACCGGGCAATGGAGTATAACATGGCATCAAGTTTAGACAATAATTTAAATTCATTAGATCAAACAGTAAGAATTTTTGATAATTTTTACAATTTTAATTTAGAAGTACCTTCAAATCAATATGATATCGTACACGGATATTTTGTTGAAACATGTGATACTAGAACAATCGCAGATAATTTTACAACATTCTTTTTTAAAATTGCACAAGATACAGGCATACCTGCAACTACATTGTTAGAAAGTATTCAAGGTCAAACTAAACTTGACATGAATAGAACTATTGCTTATTACTTAAACAGTTTTAAATCTAAGTCTGCATTGTACGGTATCAGTTTTATACCACAACCCAATCTTCCAGTAGCACGTAACATTGTGCTTTAATATATGGCTAAGTGGGCACAAGGTAATTTCACTCCAACTAATCCACAGAAATATGTAGGTAAACACACACCTAGATATCGTTCAGGTTGGGAGTTGACCTTTATGCAATTCTGTGATAACAACAAGCATATCATATATTGGGCAAGTGAAGCTATAGCTATACCTTATAAAAATCCCTTTACAGGAAAACCTACTAGATATATACCTGACTTCTTTGTAGTATATCAAAACAAGTACGGTAAACAGATAGCAGAAGTAGTAGAGATTAAACCTAAAAAACAAAGTATTATTGAAAGTAAGGTAGCAAACGCCAAAGATAGAATGGTAGTAGCATTAAATCATGCTAAGTGGCAGGCTGCAATGGCCTACTGTAAAAGTCAAGGGTATACATTCAGAGTCATTACAGAAGATGACCTTTTCTACAACGGTCGCAAAAAGTAACTAAATACTTTTATGACCAAAAAATTACAAGAACTTTTTGAAATGCCACTGTCTGAAGATGAGATGGGCTTAACTGTTCCTATTCCCTCAGATGCACAAGAAATAACAACTGACGCATTGTCTAACTTAGAAAAGATTGAGAATGCTTTACCACAAGTACGTGGATTAGAATCAGCAGATACTGAGATGGATGGACTAGCTGAGTTAGCTACTAATAGTTATAAAGACTTGATGGATTTAGGTATGCAAGTAGACAGTAGATTTAGTAGTGAAATCTTTGGTGTTGCTGGTACTATGTTGGGACATGCTATCACTGCAAAGACTGCTAAATTAAACAAAAAGTTAAAGATGATTGAGCTACAGCTTAAAAAAGCCGCATTAGATCAGAAAAATATAGCTAAAACAGAAGAAATTGAAGCTACTCCTTTAGGAGAAGGCAAGACATTAGACCGTAATGAGTTGCTTAAGATGTTGGTAGCTAAAACAGATGAGAAATGATAAATACAGAATACAGGAATAAGAAATGAAGAGCCTAAAACAATACATCGTAGAGAGTGTTCACACTTATAACTACACTATCAAAATTGCCGGCGACGTGGATAAGAACTGGTTAGATATGTTCAAGTACAATCTAAACAAGTTTGATCCTATTCGTATCAGTGAGCCTACAAAAACACCTATTCAAAAGGATCCATATGGATTTCCTAATTTAGCAAATCAATCTGTAACAATCATTAAAGCAGACTTTCGCTACCCAGCGACAGAGCCAATGATTCAGCAGATTGCTCAATTACTAGGTTACAATGTAGATATGGTCAGAGTAATTAGTACAAAGTATGATGACAGCATCAACGGCGAAGTTGAAGGTTACGCCAATCAAATGAAAAATAGCCCAGTTCTTACACACGAAGAAATGGAAGAACAACCTGGAGCTAAAGAAGCCTCTAAAGCATATGGCGATAGCTATTTGAATAGTATTAAGGATCAAACTAAAGACAGTAAGATTGATATTCCTTATGAAGGCAAAAAGACTCCGGATGCGTTTGACCCCTTCAAAGTCATTCCACAAGATCCAACTGGTGCCAAAAGTCCAATGAGCACTATCACAAGACAGCCTAAGCCTGCAACTGGCGCAAGAAAATAATTCAAAGGAACATAAAATGGATTTCAAAAGTTTATTATCACAACTAGACCAGTTGAACGAAGCAACAGAAAAAACTAAAACCGGTATCAAGCACACTGCTGAGCCAGGTGGTTATGGTCGTAAAGACGATGAAGATGAAGAAGGCAACAAAGTAAAAAATACTAGTGCCGAGAAAAAAGGTCGTGGTCGTCCAAAGAAAGCCACTCAATCTTCAGGTGAAGATAAGAAATATGACTTCAGTGCATTTGGTGTTAAGTCTGGAAAAGATGTTAAATTACCAAAGCATGACAAAAAGAAAACTATTAAACATAGTTTGAAAGAATATCTTGACCAGTTAGATAAAGCATTGAATGAAGAATATACTACTGCACCTATGCCAGGTGCTGTTCAAGTTAAAGACGCTTCAGGTAAAGTTGTTGCAACTGCAAAGAATCCGGCAGCTGCCAAAGCCTTTCAAGATGGTGATATCACTATTGGTAATCCAGAAGGAATGGAAGAAGGTCTAGGCGACATAGCACATAAAGTTGGCGGTGCTGTTGCCAGCGGTGCTAAAAGTGTAGTAGATCGAGTATCCGGCAAAACTGCCCGTGACGCCGAACAAGCCAGAATTCAGCAACGATTGGCTAGCCGTGAACCACCAAGCTTGGCATCACAACTGAGTAGATCAAGCGGAAATCAGAATGGAGTTAAGGACCCTCATGAATACGACCGTGGCCAAGAATACGACCGAATCAGCAGTCACAATGGTAGATATGCAGAGTCAGCAGACAAAGATATCGGTAAGCATAACAATGCTACAACAGGCTTTGACGCTATGGTTCGTAAACTTACACCTAAGTATGGTGTTAAAGCCGCAAAACGTATTGCCGGTGCTCAGTTAAAGAAAATAGGTGAAGCAGATATGCCACCAAACGACAGTTTAGCTAGCCCACTATCATTAGAAGAAGGCAAAAAGACTGTTAAGAAAGATGACAAAGCTGAAAAAGCCGGTAAGAAAGTTACTAAAGACTTAGAATACGATATGAAGCACAAAGGTAAAGATGATGCTAAAGCTGAAAAGGCTGGCAAAAAAGTTACCAAAGACATT